TGACAGAAAACAGTATGAACGATATTACAGGGATAGTCGTGTCGCACAATACGATATCCTTACTAAAAAACGCTTTTGAGTCTGTTAGGAAATTTCATCCAGATATGCCTATCATAATTATTGACGGATCAGATATTAATGACCCTTGTCGGAAGTATGTAGTCGAGCTTGCTCTTAAAGATAAGAATACTACTGTCGGGTTGGCTGACTATAATATTGGTCACGGTAGAGGGATGGATGCAGGGATAAGGATGTGCAAAACGAAATTTGCCTTGATTTTTGATTCCGATATTGTAATGTTAAAGAGTCCGGTTCAGAAGATGCTTGATATGATGGAGGAAGATACCTATGCGGTTGGTTACATGGAAAAGACTGGATTCGATGGCTTTGAATACGGTGCAAAACCACAGCATAAAAGAGAAGGATATATGTGGATGATGCACCCATTCTTTCATCTATTACAGGTAAGTGAATACTTTAAATTCTATCCATACGTTCATCACGGAGCACCATGCTTCAAGACAGCATTAGATATTCATAATAAAGGGTTGACAGAAAAGATATGTAAGCGTTTTCCTGGTCTTGGACATACTCACGGAAAAGGATGGTGCTGGTCACCCGTACCAGGAGAATGGATATTACATGATACAGCAGGGACAAGAAAAGACAGAGTTCGAAGAGGTAAGCAAGAAATAGAACCAGGATGGGAAAGGTAGCTGTACTTGGAACGGGGCCGTCTATCGAATTATTTGGAAAGACGGATATTGAATTTGATGCTACCATAGGCGTAAATGATATATGGAAATACTTTGAAACGGATGTCATCGTTTGTGTAGATAAGCGTAAGGCATTTACACCTGATAGATTAAGAATAATTGACTCAAGCAAACCAAAAGCCTTTTACAGCCAGATAGTATCTGATTGGGACACACGACCAGATTTTATTAAAATAAATATCCAAGCAGGCTACCCTGATCATATCGTAGTGCTTGATAGGAACGCTATGGCCAAGTCATATTTTAGTCCATTCGTAGCCATACAGATCGCTTATTGGTACTATGATACAGACGAAATACATTTATACGGAGTCGATATGGACCGCCATCCCAATCTCGATAGAGAATTATGTAAAGGGATAAAAAAGCACTTTAAGAATTTATGTACAGCACTTGAGATAAGTGGTTGTAGATTAATAGTTCACGGCGATGGTATTCTTACTAAATAAAGATGTTTAGTACATTAGTTAAAATTAAGGTCTAATTTTACAAATTATGTAAAAATTACTAAAAAGCCAAAGTAATGGATGAAACTTGTTGCCACGCTTATACAACAGGAGACGTTGACCACCTTCCTTCAATGGAAGACATTTTGTATAACACTGAATACGAGATGTATAATGAGGGTCATCCTTTAGATGATCTGATTTATTGCCAATTGTTTGAATGTGATCCGGGTTATTGTGCAGGAGTACCGTTATAGTATATGGAAGCAGTTCTTAAAATATATGGTGATATAGGAGAAGCAGCTCCGAGTATGATTGACGAGCCTAAGGAGACTATCTCGGCAAAATACGTTTCTGATTTTCTTGAACAGAACGAATCCGCAACGAATATACTTGTTAAGATTAATTCAAGAGGGGGAGATGTACAGGAGGGATGGGCAATATACGATCTTCTTACTAATTCAGGTAAAAAAATTACTACACGAGGCGAAGGTAAAGTCTATTCGATAGCAACGATCATATTCCTTGCCGGTTCGGATAGAGAAATGATGAAAAATGCAGATGGCTTAATACATAATCCATTTATACCGCCTTATACACTTGCCGATTCATACGAATCTGAAGACCTCACGAAGATAGCACAGGGACTACAGCAAGAGGAATCTAAAATACTTGATTTTTATGCTGAAAGAACTGGTACACCGATTAACAAGCTTGCAGAATATATGAAAGAGGAAACAAAACTTTCATCTGCTGATATGCTGAAGCTTGGATTTGCCACTAAAATAATAGAGCCAGTAATGGCATATGCTTATTATCAACCAAATAAATTTAATATGACACCTGAAAAAGAAGCAGCCTTTTTTGAAAGGCTCGGAACTACACTGGATAGTGCTGTTCAAAAAATTACAGGATTCTCAAGAATCACATCCAAGAATCAACTGTTGGTTGATAAGGATGGAAAAGAACTAACGCTTGATAAGGAAACGGGCGTTCCGGCTGTAGGAGATAAGGCTACACCTGATGGAACATTTACTATGGAATCGGGAAGTGTTATTACAGTAGCTGGAGGGGTTATCACAGCAATTACCGAAACTACGCCAGAGGAGACAATGGCTGAAGAGCTTGAGAAAGCGAAACAGAAAGTAGCGGAACTTGAGGCAATGGTACAAGCATCGGCAGCCGAGAAAGAAGCTCTGGAAGCATCTAAAACGGAAGTTGAGACTGTTAAAGCTGAGCTGGAGACAGCAAGGGTTGAAGCAGTAGCACTCGTTGAAGAGTTACAGACTCTGAAGAATCAGTGGAAGCCTGATACAAGAACAAAATTCAGCACTACCGAAAAGAAAGGTGCTATTGACTTTGAAAGAGTCAAAGAACTTAACATGAAACTTAATCCTAAAAATTAGTAATATGTCACAAGCATCACCATCGTGTGGACACACGATTAATTTAGACAATCTTCACTTTACACCTGACGAACTCAGGTCAATGAATGAACTGATTGTAACCGCTGTTCTTGAAGCTCCTGAGTTAACTGGTTTTCACACACTTGTTACTGGGATTAAGAACGATAAGCGAATCGGAATTATCCCTGGAACCTTTGGACTGGTAGGGAAGGCAGCTCAGGCTTGCGATCCTGTAGCACAATGTTATGAGGACCCTGCAGTTGAAAAAACATGGGAGCCTCGTTATCTTGAGGTAATAATTGATATGTGTATTGATGAGCTTGCCGATACACTCATGAAGCTCTCAGTAAATTGTGGAAATAATGTCTATGATCTTACCAAGACGGATGTCTTCACTTTCATTCAGAATATCTTAATGAAAGATTTGAAGAAAATGGTCTTCCGTCATGCATGGTTTGGAGATCAGGCAGCAGCCAATCTTCCAGCAGGTATCTTAACGCCAGGGGTTGACCCAGCATTCTTTAATGTTATTAACGGATTCTGGCAGCAGATGGCAGCTGTTTATGCAGCCAATCCACTCCAGCTGAATGCAATGCCAGGCAATACCCAGTTGACATATGCATTGCAGGGAACAGTAGCAACACCGCTATTGACCTACAACGCAGTTAATGGACTCATTGATAATGCAATATCAGAGCTGGCTCAGCAGCCAGACAGAGTTCTTCTGGTTACCCGGTCTGTTTTTGACAGACTGCGCAGGCAACTGCAGGCACTCGGAACAGCCTTCCAGGATTACAAACTGATGGTTGATGGAATTGAGTTCGCAAACTGGGATGGTATTCCAATTTATTCAATTCCACTTTGGGACCAGTGGATACGGGCATACGAAAATAACGGAGTCCGTTGGAACGATCCTCATAGGGTTGTTTACACAACAAAGTCAAACCTGAATATAGGTATGGCTTGTACCTCCCTGTTTGAAAGTATTAACTCCTTCTATGACCCGAGAAGTCGTTACAATAGAATTGAGGCAGTCGATGCTTTCGATGCCAAGATTATAGATGACAGACTTTTTATGGTAGGAAGATAAAAACTACCAACTATGACAATTGGATGTAATCAAATCGTTGACTGTATTCTTAAAAACTGCTCTACTTTAGTGCCAGGGATTAAGGATTTAGCGTACTTTATCAACTACGACCATGTTGATAAGGATTTAAGCACTTTTGACCCATCAAATCCACTGCTTTTAACATCTCTCGTACTCAAGACCGTCTCACCTGAGGCTTATGCTTATTGTGTTACGGGATATAATTTCTCGAACGAGCATAATACCGCTCTTGTAAAGAAAACATATCAGAAGGTATGGGACCACAATTTTATATTCAGGATTTTTGATAATACGCCTGAAGTAAAATTATGGATTCGTAATGCTGCAAGTAGCAGATTCATGGTCATTATTGAGAATAACTACAGTAAGGTTGACATTGATGGAATTTTGCCAACCGGAAGGACTACCTTTGAAGTACTCGGATGGGACCAGGGACTTGAATTAAATGCTGGAGAGAGAAATACAGAGGACGAGGAAACACTTGGAGGATGGTTGTTAACCGCTGGGAGTTCTGATAAGATTAAAGAGTCATTACCTCCTCTTTCGTACTTCGTAGGTGGTACATTAGCCACTACAAGAGCTGCAATTGCATCTATGCTTGCTCCTTGCTGTGATGATTAAATAAAGTGGGGATTAAACACCCCCACTATTTTTATGAGATTATATGATGAAGTACATCGCTTTGCCAGGGACTATATTAATCATAAATCACTAAGAAGCACTTGGAAAAAGCGTAAGATTAAGGAAGCATACGAACGGCTTACAGGAAAAAAGATTAATATATCTTGCAGCACCTGTTTTATTGAGGCTTTATTAACGATAGTAAATAATACAAAAATGGCAGCACGAAACTACGAACTTAAAAAAGGAGTTGTTCTTCAGGCATTTGGAGAGCCTTCAAAAACCTGCACTAACGATACTCTGACCGATGAGTTGGCCGAGTGGTTTTTAAAAAACTATCCAGAAAAACGGATATTCTTTTCACGAATGCCAGCCAAGATTAAAATGGCTCCTCCTAAGGATATCGAGATAATAAAACCGAAGGTCGAGGAAAAAGAGGTAAAGACAGTTGAACCAGTAGCAGAGGTTATCCCTAACGAGGAACCAAAGGAAAAGCCTAAAAAAGTAAAAAGAGCTAAAAAAACCCCTAATCTGAAAACCTAATGAGAGTATCCGCTACAAAAACAGAGCCAAGGATTGAGCGGAACATTTATTTGACTTCAAAACGGATTAAGGGATATGGTCAGGAAAACGATTACCCGCAAAAAATATTGGAGATTGTAAATGCTTCTGGCACAGGTTCGACTTGTGTAGGTATTTACGTTAAGTTTGTTGAAGGCGCAGGGTTTGAAGATTTGGTATTCTCTGAAACAGTATTAAATTCCAAAGGAGAAAAGGCTGATTCGCTATTAAGGAAATTTGCAAAAGACTTGAGTCAGTATAATGGATTCGCTTGTCTCGTTAAGTATAATGGTGCGGGACTTCCCTATGCATATTATAATATCCCTTTCGAGCATTGTCGATTAGAGATTAACGGAGATAAGCAATACACCGGAAGAGTAGCTGTTTACAATGACTGGACGGACAAACTTGGTCAGCCATTTCAGATAGAAAAGGTAAAGTTCCTAAATCGCTTTAATCCCAAAAAAGTAATTGAGGAGATGGAGGAAGCTGGAGGGCCAGAATCATATTATGGGCAGGTATTCTATTATACGGCAGATGGTGAGTGGGAATATCCACTATCCCCATTCGATTCAGTAGTTACCGATATGCTTAGCGAGGAGGGATGCTCAACTGTTAAGTATCGCAACGTTAAAAATAACTTTCTCCCAGCTGGAATACTGGTGAGAAAAGGTAAAAAGCCGAAGACACTCGATAATGGCACTATTGACCCTTACGATCCTTACAATCAAGAAATATTCGATAGTGCAGACGATCTAAGGAAAGCTCAGGGCGATATGAATAGCTCTAAAATATGGGTTGTTGATGTAGATGCCGACGAAGAGATACCTGAATTGATAGATTTTAACGCTAAAAACTACGATAAGGAATTTACATATACCGAAGAATCTGTACAGGAGAATATAGGACGTAAGTTTATGGTCCCTCCGATTCTAAGGGGCGTTGATGTAGGAGCCGGATTTGGAGCCGATCTGATGACAAATGCCTATGATTTTATGAACTCTGTTACCGGTAATGAAAGACGGATGCTGGAGACAGCTTTTCAAGACCTTATGGAGTTTTATATGATTAAATTTAATAATTTTACAATACTTCCGCTTGAGTATGTTGGAAATATAGTAACACCAGTAACGCCATGACAGCATTAGTAACAAAAGCTGATCTTGATAATTATAAGTACATAGCCGACTCGGTAAAAAACTCAGTAAGTTGGCCTCAGTTCGTTTCTGAAGCTCAGTTGCTTGATGTTAAATACTGGTTATCGGATGCTCTTTTATATGAAATTGTTACACAAGCCGAAACACTCCCAGTAACGTTATCTGCGGAAAATTTGAAGCTCTTAAATGGAGGTATTTATACATATCTCTCAAGGACGTATCTCTTTCAAGGATTAAAAGCATGTATTATGTACTATGCATTTGCTCGTTTTACGAACCGTACAGCATTTAATTATACTGCAGCTGGGATAGTATTAAAGGATAGTGATCTTTCATCTCCGGCTACGGACAAGCAGATACAGAGACTTGAGACAGAAGCGAGATTAACGGCTGATGCATTAAAATGTGAGGTAATTGCATTTCTCAATAGGAATTATGATGATTATCCTCTTTGGGCGGCATCAGGCTATGGATGTAGAGCTAAGTGTGACGACAACCGACCTTTTAAAATTATAGGAGATTAATAAAATGCAGACACATT